AAATTAAGAAAAGAATTTGATAAAAAATTCTCAGGTAAAGAAAAGAAAGAAACTCCAGCTAAAGAAAAAGCAGTAGAAGCTTTACAAGAAGGATTCAACTTAAGAAAATTCTTAGCAGAAAACAGAAAATAAGATTACTCAATAGTAAACAAGCCCACTCCTTAAAGGTGGGTTTTTTTATATACACATATTTATAATATATAAGTATATAATATGTCACAAGCAGATATAAAACAAATAGTAGCACAGGAGTACATAAAGTGTGCAAAAGATCCGGCTTACTTCATGAAGAAGTATTGCTACATACAGCATCCAACAAGAGGTAGAATCTTATTTAACCTCTACCCATTCCAGGAAGGAGTATTACATTTATTCAGAGATGAAAAGATGTTGATAACTCTAAAATCAAGACAGTTAGGAATCTCTACATTAGCCTCGGCCTACGCTTTATGGTTAATGATCTTTCATAAAGATAAGAACGTACTGGCATTAGCAATTACTCAAGCAACAGCTAGAAACCTTGTAACTAAGACGATTTTCATGTATGAGAATCTACCAAAATGGTTACAGTTGCCCTTTACAGAGAAGAATAAATTATCTCTTAGACTTAAAAACGGTTCTAAAATCACAGCTAAATCATCTAATGCAGATGCTGCTCGTTCAGAAGCGGTATCGTTACTGCTAATAGATGAGGCTGCTTTCATTGATAATATTGAAGAAACATTTACTGCAGCACAACAAACACTTGCTACAGGGGGTCAATGTATGGCTCTTTCTACTCCAAATGGTGTAGGAAACTGGTTCCATAAAACATGGGAAAAAGCTGAAGCAGGAGAGAATGGGTTTGTACCAGTTAAATTAAAATGGGATGTGCATCCTGAAAGAGCACAAGACTGGAGAGATGAACAATCAAGACAATTAGGAGAGAAACATGCCGCTCAAGAGTGTGACTGTGACTTCCTATCATCTGGAGATTCAGTAATTGAGGTTGAAAATATGGCTTTTTACGAAGAGACATATGTAAAAGAGCCGATGGAAAAGAGAGGCGTAGATGGAAATCTTTGGATATGGGAATCACCTGACTATCAAAAGTCTTATATGGTTGTTGCCGATGTCGCTAGAGGGGACTCTACTGACTACTCTGGCTTCCATGTCTTTGATATCGAAAGCTGTACACAAGTGGCAGAATATAAAGGTAAGATATCACCTAAAGAATACGGAAACGTATTGGTAGGAATAGCAACAGAGTACTGTGATGCACTTCTAGTAATAGAGAATGCCAATATTGGATGGTCAACCATTGAACAAGTACTATCCAGAGAGTATAAAAACCTATACTATTCATCAAGATCAGATAATGAGACAGTTGAATCGTATATGGCTAAGTACGAAAGAGATAAATTAGTACCTGGATTCACAATGTCTCTTAAAACAAGACCTCTGGTAATAGCTAAAATGACTGAATACATACGGGAAAGATCGGTTATAGTGCAATCTAAGAGGTTATTAGCCGAAATGAGAGTATTCATATGGAGAAATGGTAAAGCACAGGCACAATCGGGGTATAACGACGATTTAATTATGGCTTTTGCAACAGCTTTATATGTTAGAGATACAGCTATTCGTATGAGACAACAAGGAATGGATCTTTCAAGAGCTACAATGAATGCTTTTGTTGGATTGAATCAAAGAGATCCTGGCGTATATAACGTTGCTCCTATGCAGAATAATCCTTATCTTATGGAAACGCCATATGGTCAAGAGGACTTAACCTGGCTAATAAGATAAGTTACTATTTATAAATAAAACATTTTAAAATGGCAGAAAGAAATTTATTTAACTCTCTCCAGAGATTATTCTCGACTGATATATTAGTTAGAAACGTAGGAGGGGATGAGTTGAAGATTGCTGATATTAATCACATACAATCAACAGGGAAATATCAAACCAATTCACTATTGGATAGATTCTCTCGTCTATATATTTACAATAATAAAAATATATTTAACCCAAACCTTAATTACCAGACATTAAGGATACAACTTTACTCAGACTATGAAGCAATGGATTCAGATCCACTTATTGCTTCCACTCTAGATATACTAGCAGATGAGTCTACACTAAAGAGTGCAATGGGAGAGGTTCTTTCTATTAAATCTACAGACGAAAACATACAAAGAGTCCTTTATAATTTATATTACGATGTATTGAACATCGAATTTAACCTATGGTCATGGGTTAGAAATATGTGTAAGTACGGGGACTTCTTTTTAAAATTAGAAATATCAGAAAAATTTGGTGTTTATAATGTTCTTCCTTATACAGTTTACCATATGGTAAGACATGAAGGGATGGATAAAGAAGATCCAACTAAAGTAACATTCTCAATCGATCCAGACGGATTAGCTTCTTCATCAGATCCAAACTATATTCCAAATAATAGTAAGTCAGTTATCGCTTTAGATAATTACGAAGTAGCCCATTTCAGATTACTATCAGATACAAACTACCTTCCTTATGGTAGAGCTTATATTGAACCAGCTAGAAAAATTTACAAGCAATTGACTTTAATGGAGGATGCAATGTTGATTCACAGAATCATGAGAGCTCCTGAGAAGAGAATGTTCTACATTAACGTAGGATCTATTCCACCAAACGAAGTTGAGCAGTTCATGCAAAAAACAATTAACAATATTAAGAAAACTCCATATGTAGATCCACAAACAGGTCAATATAACTTGAAATTCAACATGCAAAACATGATGGAGGATTTCTACTTACCGGTTAGAGGAGGAGATACATCTACAAGAATTGAGACTACTAAAGGATTGGAGTATGATGGTACAAACGATATCGAATACTTAAGAGATAAGATGTTTGCAGCACTAAAAGTGCCAAAAGCATATTTTGGATTTGAAAAAGACCTTACAGGTAAAGCAACTCTTGCAGCAGAAGATATTCGTTTTGCTAGAACAGTAGAAAGAATTCAAAGAATTGTAGAAAGTGAATTAACTAAAATTGGTTTAGTACATTTATACTCGCAAGGATTCGACAAAGAGTCTTTAGTAAACTTTGAAATTAAATTAACTACTCCTTCTATCATTTATGAACAAGAAAAAGTAGCTCTTTGGAAAGAGAAAGTTGACTTAGCAACTCAAATGCAAGCAACCAAACTATTCTCTTCAGACTATATCTACGATATGTTATTTGATATCTCAGAAGATAAGTATAACGAAATGAGAGAACTTATTAGAGAGGATGCTAAAAGAGAGTTTAGAATATCTCAAATTGAAAACGAAGGAAATGATCCAGTAGCTACAGGACAGTCTTTTGGAACACCTCACGATTTAGCTTCAATATACGGAAGAGAACAAGGAGAATTACCAGCAGGGTATGACGAAACTAAACCTGGAAGACCTAGAGAGAAAATGTCTATACTAGGCACAAATGCAGACCCTGTAGGAGGAAGAGATAGACTAGGAGTTCAAGGAATGAAAGGCGGCTTTCCAAGTGATAATGAAAATGTAAAAGAAAACATAAACAATACAATGTCAGTTTTTCTTAGAAACAAGAATATATTTATTCCTAAAAAGCAAAATATCTTTGAAGAAGAAGCAGAGAAAGAATCGGATCTCTTAAATGAAGAGAATATTAAAGATTTAGATAATTAAGCACTATTTATAACAAAGACATACCTAAGATGCGTATTAAACACAGTAAGTATAAAAACACAGGCTTAATATTTGAACTATTAGTAAAGCAAATAGCAGCGGATACCTTATCTAAAAGAGATTCCCCGGCATTGACAGTACTAAGAAAATTTTATACAGGAAACACAACACTAGTAAGAGAGTTTAAATTATACGATTTTGTACTAAAAAATAAAGGCATTGGCCCTAAAAAAGCAGAATCAATACTAAGCACCATTGTAGAGATTTCTAGAAAACTAGATGCAAAATCTCTTAGTAAGCAAAAATATGAGCTTATAAAAGAACTTAAGAGTCATTACGATTTAGAGGAGTTCTTTTCTATTAAGGTAGAAGCATATAAGCCTCTAGCAGCTTTATATTGTTTAATGGAAGCACAAAATGCAGCAGAACTTGTAGACCTAGATGTATTTGTTGACAATAAAACTACAATACTTGAGCACTTAACTCAAAGTAAAACAGCAGCCGGTCAAGTAAAAAATGCTTTAATTGAAGAGTATTCTAAATATGATAAAGATTTAAGACTTTTAACATATAAAATATTACTAGAGAAATTTAATCACCAATATAAAGATTTACTTCCAGAACAGAAAAACATCTTGAAGGAATTTATAGTATCAGTTAACTCTTCTACAAGACTAAGAAACGTAGTAAATGAAGAAATGACTAAATTACAAGTAGAGATTTCTAAATTAAAAAAGAATATTACTGATAAAGTAGTAAAAATTAAATTAGAAGAGATTCAAAAAGTAATTATTCCTATAAAAAATACACAAAAAGTAGATGATAATCATTTAGTTTCATTAATGCAGTACTATGAATTAGTAAATGAATTAAGAAATCTATGAAAAGATCAGAAGTACTAAAAGCAATACAGGAAGTATTGGCAGAAATGTCAACAACAGCAGGTATGGCAGTACCATCAACTCCATTTGCTTTTTCTAAAAAAGGACAAGGTAAAAATACAGCTACTAAAACAGCTGAAAAATTAGGTTATAAAACAGTTGAAAGACCTAAACGTCCTTCACACACAAAAATGTTTGATTACTTAGACGAAAATAAATAATATGAGAACTTTACAAGAAAAATATAACGGAATTCAAGAGGGAAAATTCTCTAAAGAACATTTCTTAGCTGAAGCTAGAATGCAACTTCCAAACTTAATAACTCGTTTCAATGGATACGATGATGCTGTTCAGATTTTAAAGAACAGAGGAATGATTCAGGAAGCTAGAGTAGAAGAAGCTAGACTTACTAAAAACAATCTAACAGATTACAGATTCAAACCAACTAACGAAATGGATAAGTATCCATACGAACAGATTCTTAGAGGAATCAGAGTTGAGTTAGAGGTAGCAGGGGTTCTTGGAACACCAACAGCAGAAGAATATTCAAAAGCATTAGTAAAAGTATCTAAAAACTTAGCAAAAGATTCTATATTCTATACAAACCAGTTAGCAGGAGTTAATCCAAAAGTGGATCTTCATGATAAAATGGTACCTGTAACAGCAAAAAACACTGTAGATGTTTTTAACGGTATGAAAAAAGCTGAATTAAAAGAAGGCTTTAAAAAACTAATTAAAAAAGTATTATCTGAAGAGGTAATGGATGTTGAAAGCTATAAAGAAGACGAAGTATACGAAATGTACGGAGAAGATGAAGCAGATGACATTCCACATCCAAGAGGATACGAAGACCAAGACGAAATCGACTACGATGACGAAAACTTCTCAGATCCTTTCATTGATGACCCAGATTTTCAATTTGAATCAACAGATACTGAAGCTGACAAAGATATGGTTCGTAAATTAATGACCATGTACGAAACAGAGCCTTCTAAATTTGAAAAATTACACAAGCAAGCACAAACTCAAGCATCTACTTCTAAAGATATTAAATTTAAACATTTATTATCTCTAATTGATAGAGCTAAAGCAGGAGCTTTACAGAGTTTATCTAATCAAGATAAAGCACAAGCTGATAGTGAAGGAATGGATGAAGATCTTTACAAAGGAAAAAAATCGTTATCTGAATTATTAAAATAAGAAAGATGAACAATTTATTAGTAAATGTAACTCCTTTCAAAGGAATGCTTACCGAATCAAAGGCTAAACCCGGAGTATTCGAAGTAACAGGCATTATGCAGAGAGCAGGAGCTAAGAATCAAAACGGAAGAATCTACAAAAGAGAAATTCTTGAAGAAGAAGTAAAAAATTATGTAGAGAATTTTGTTAAGATAGGAAATGCATACGGAGAATTAGATCATCCAGAATCAGCAATTGTCTCTTTAAAAAACGCATCACACGTTGTAAAAGACTTATGGTGGGATGGAGATGACTTGATGGGTAAAGTTGAATTACTAAATACACCCTCAGGAAATATCGTAAAAGAAATATTAAGAGGAGGACATACAATTGGAATCTCTTCAAGAGGAACAGGATCAGTATCACAAACCAATGAAGGAACTTTAATGGTACAGGATGATTTTGAATTAGTATGTTGGGATTTCGTTTCTAATCCATCAACACAAGGAGCTTTTATGAATCCAATTTCACTAAACGAAGGAAAACAATCAGTAGGAAAATACGATAGATTAGATTCTATTATTAACAATATATTAAGAGCATAATGGAAAATAATTTCGACATACACAATTGGCAAGCTAAACACTTGACAAAATTACTAAAAGAAAATACAGTGCAAGAAGGAGGAGGATACGTAGAAGTGATGGGACCTCGTTTTGATGAAGCAATAGAAGCAATACAATTAGCTTGGGAAGAATGGAAAAACGGACCTATGACAGAGCCAGAAGATATTCCTCAAGCAAAGCAAGACATATTAGACTACATAGTAAGTCTTTTAAAATAAAAACACAGCCCACCCCATAAAGGTGGGTTTTTTATGTTTTAAAAATATATGTATATTTATTTAAGAATATATCACGATCCTTATGTGATATCTACTACAAAGTAAAACATTATTACGCTACTACTTAATAAGCGTACGACAAACAAACACAAATTAAAATGTCAAACAAAGATTTATTAAAGCAAGCTATTGCTGAAGCGAAAACTATTCGTGAAGCTGCAATTGCCAACGCTAAAGAAGCTTTAGAAGAAACATTAACTCCACACTTAAAAGAAATGCTTGCTCAAAAGTTGCAAGAAATGGAAGATAAAGAAGATGAGGTAGTTGAAGAAAACATCTATGAAGCTGAAGAAGAAGAGGTAGAAGCAGGAGAAGGAGAAGAAGGAGCTGAAGAAGAAGCTGGTGAAGAAGAAGAAGGTAACGAAGAAGAAGAATTAGAAATCGAAGATATGTCTGTTGAAGACTTGAAAGATCTAATTAGAGATATCGTTGCACAAGAAGTAGGTCATGACGAATCAGAAGAAGAATTACCAGGCGAAGAAGCTCCAGCAGGAGAAGAAGATATGGTAAGTATGGATGGTGATTCAGAAGAGATCGATATTAACGAATTATTAGCAGAATTGGACGAAATGGACAAGGAAGAGGTTAAAGAAGAGAACATAAACGAAATGGGACCGGAGTATATCGAAGGAGCAGCACAGCTTGTTGAAATGTTTCCATTCTTAACTATGCAAACCGCATCATTAGTTATAGGAGCACTTGGTGCAGCAGGTCTAGCAGGATTTTCTGCAATTGCTGCTAAAGTAATGGATATGGCCCTAGCAGGTAAATTTGGAACAACAGGTAAAGCTTTTGCTGAAAAATTACAAGCAGCAGGTGGTGCAGCAGCCAAAGTTACCCAAAACAGAGAAGGTGTTGAAGCAGTAAATGAAGAAGAAAATATAGATGAAAATATCGATATTATCTATCAACTTATTGATGCTTTCCCATTCTTAACTAACCAAACTGCACAATTAGTAGTTGGAGCTTTAGGAGCAGCAGGTCTTACAGGATTATCTGCTATCATGGCTAAAGTACACGAAATGGCTAAAAACGGAGTTTTTGGTGAAAAAGGAAAACAAATCGGAGATAAATTATCCGATGTTGGTAGTGCAGCAGCAGGAGCAAGAAACGTATCTGAAGAGTCTGAAGAATTAAACGAAGCTTTAAAGACAGTTAAAATCTTAAGAAACCAACTTCAAGAAGTTAATCTTCTAAATGCAAAATTACTTTATGTAAATAAAGTATTCAAATCAACTAACTTATCTGAAGGTCAAAAAGTAAATGTTATCGCAGCATTTGACAAAGCCGAAACAGTTAAGGAAGTAAAATTAGTTTTCGAAACAGTTTCTAAAAATGTAGTTACTAAACCAGCCGCATTAAAAGAGCACAGATCTTTTGCTTCTAAAGCAACAGGTAACGCAAACACAACTGCACCAAAAGAAATCTTATCAGAAGTATCTGAGCAAGTATCAAGATGGCAGAAGTTAGCAGGAATTATTAAATAAAAAAATAAAAAACACAAAAAACCACAATGGAATTAAATCAATTATTCGAAGGGGCGAACAACTATAAGACTTTACAAGCTGATGCAGCTCGTTTGTCTGGTAAATGGGCCAAATCAGGTTTGTTAGAAGGAATTTCTAACGAAATCGAAAGAAACAACATGGCTATGATTCTTGAGAATCAAGCAAAACAAATCGTATCAGAAAATACTACAGGTACAGGTGCAATGGGTACTTCTACAGGTGGTGCTGAGCAATGGGCTGGAGTAGCTTTACCATTAGTACGTAAAGTATTCGCTCAAATCGCAGCTAAAGATTTCGTTTCTGTACAACCAATGAACTTACCTTCAGGACTTGTATTTTACTTAGACTTTAAATACGGTACAAACGCAGTAGGTAGAACAGACGGGGATAACCTTTACGGTAACGTTTCTACAGCTAACTCTAAAATTGGAGTAGATGTTGATCCATCAGGAGGTTTATACGGAGCAGGTCAATTTGGTTACTCAATCAACTCTGCATCTTCTGCAGGAGTTTACAGTACTACTGGATCAGCAGTATCTTCTTCTATCGCATACCAAGATGGAATAAATCCTTCAAACTATTTTACATTAGCATTCGGAACAGGAAGTATCGCAGGATTCGATCCTAAAGGTGTTAGAGCATTCAGACTTTACTCTGCTTCAGTAGATGTAACTTCTAACCCAGAACTTACTTTCTTATCTTCTTCTGCAGCAGGAGAATATGTGAAATTCGTAGGATTAGCATCAGGAATCACTACAGGATCTTTCACAGCTACTGTAAAATACCAAATGCAACCAACTGACAGATCAAGAGGTGACTTCGAAGACGGAGGAACTAACCCAGCAGGAAACAACAACGGAACTATTAAAATTCCTGAAATCAACGTATCATTAGCTTCTGAAGCTATCGTTGCTAAAACAAGAAAATTAAAAGCACAATGGACTCCAGAGTTCGCACAAGATCTTAACTCTTACCATTCAATTGATGCTGAAGCAGAATTAACTTCATTATTATCAGAGTACATCTCTATGGAGATTGACTTAGAGTTAATGGATATGTTAATCCAAGATGCAGCTACAACTGAAAGATGGTCAGCAGTTAACAACAAAAACTGGAACCCATCAACTAATGCTTGGGAAACAGGTACATTCAATGCAGGAACTAGTTTCTACAACACTCAAGGTCAATGGTTCGGAACTTTAGGTACTAAAGTACAAAAAGTATCTAACAAAATTCACCAAAAAACTTTAAGAGGTGGAGCTAACTTCTTAGTATGTTCTCCAACTGTAGCTACAATCTTAGAATCAATTCCAGGATATGCAGCAGATACAAACGGTGACAAAATGGACTTTGCAATGGGAGTTCAGAAAGTAGGTAACTTGAATTCTCGTTTCAGAGTTTACAAAAACCCTTACATGACTGAAAACGTAATCTTATTAGGTTACAGAGGATCTCAATTCTTGGAAACTGGTGCAGTTTATGCTCCATATATTCCATTAATCATGACTCCATTAGTGTACAATCCAGAAACCTTTACACCAGTAAAAGGTATCATGACTCGTTACGCTAAGAAAATGATCAGACCAGAATTCTACGGTAAAATCTTCGTTAGCGATATCGCTACTGTATAATTTACTACAGAATAATAAATTAAAGAGAGCTAAAAGCTCTCTTTTTTTTTATAAGATAATTTCGTATATTTATATAAAATAGATAATATGATTGTAGGAGAATTAACCTGGCAGCAATTTAGGTCTTTAGATTCAATAAGAAACTTAGACGAAAACAGGCAAATGCAGCATTACCATGAATACCTGGTATCACTTAACGAATGGACTATTCATCAAAATAAAGGTCCTATACCTTCAGCAATATCTAATTGCTTAAGTTCTTTGGAGTTTATAGTACAGTATAATGATGAATTGGGAGAATGCCCGGGAGGGCACAGCTGTGATGCAGCAACTTTTTACTTAAGAGCAAATACAACAACAGTAGGTACAGTCTATTTAAGTAATACAGGTGGAGTAACAGATCAATTTAACTACCCGCCAGGAGAAACATCTGGACCTAATCGATATAACGTACTAACACTAACACCAGAGCAAGTTCAAGAAATAGCAACAACATCAGAAGACAGTAACATATCTCTATCTCTAATATGTGCTACCCCTATTGATGTAGACTATGGATGGGGATTAGGAGGATGTCACTCTAATGTAACATGGGTTACATTAAAACTAGACGGAACAGAGGTCTACAGCGGATGTCCAGAAAATAACTTTTTAACAATAAATCCTTGTACAGGAGTAGTAATATAGTAATATGGGAAGACAAGCATCATACACTTTAGAAAACCGTACAATCAATCTAGGAGACATATTTAATGTAGAAGGAACTAGAATGATGGTCAAAGAAATATTTACACTAAATAATCAAACATATATTAGTTACGATATTGAAAAACAAGAAGGATTGTCTATTGAATTAATAGATAAATTTATAGAAGATAAGTTTAATTACTTTAACACAGTAATTCCAAATCCAATTGCAGATACAGTCTGCGGATTAGGAGAAAAGAAATAAACAACAGAGAGCCTAGTTTTTACTAGGCTTTTTTCGTATATTTATTGTAAACAAATACAGTTTATATTTATGGCTTCTAACCATCACACCGATGAGGTTTTTACTCCAAAGAGAAAACCAAAAAACCCAATTAAGTTTCAACTCCAACTTAATGACGAACAAAAATTAGCAAAAGCACTTATCGTAGAAAATCCAGTAGTCGTTCTAAAAGGAATGGCAGGTTCAGGAAAGACTTTAGTAGCAGTACAAGCAGCTCTAGATATGTTATTCTGTAAAGAGGTAGAGAAGATTGTTATCACAAGACCTACAGTGGCTAAGGAAGAATTAGGCTTTTTACCAGGCGATCTTAAAGAAAAGATGGATCCGTGGTTAGCACCAATATACCACAACCTTTATATGCTATACGGAAAAGATAAAGTAGATAAAGAATTGGAATACGGAAATATTGAAATTGTACCATTTGCATTTATGAGAGGTAGAACATTTGTTAACTCTTTTGTAATTGTAGATGAGGCACAAAACGTTACTCAAGATCAAATGGAAACAGTATTGGGGAGACTTGGTAAAAATTCTAAAATGGTAATCTGCGGGGATTTAGCTCAAATAGATTTAAAAGTAAAGAAAGAAACAGGATTTTCTTTTCTTACAAGAATTGAAGAGCAAGTAAAAGGTTTTAGAGTATTTGCTTTAAAAGCTAATCACAGACATGAGATTGTAGCACCTATACTAAAGGTATATCAAGATTTTAGGGATTAAAGTAAGTCGCTATTTATAAATAAACTATTTGGTAATGGCAAAATTTACATACTTTATACGAGAAAGACTTAAATTAAACGGAGTTGAAAGAGGTACAAACTTTGAAACATCTATAACAGGTGTTAACTATGCAGATAGCAGAGTAATGTCAGTACCTTCAGGATCAATGACTGAGATTATTAACTTAGCAGCACTTCCAGGAGCAGGTACTTTTGTATCAAGCAGTGTAAGGTATGCTAGAATTTCAAATCTTTCAACAGGATCTGTTAATTTACAACTATCTGGTTCAACACATCAATTCAACTTCCTACTTCGAGGAAGCGGTAGCTTTATATTTAATTCAGAATACGTAAGCGGTCAGTTTAATAACTTTACATATGGAGATTTAAGATCAGTAAAAGCTTCTCCAGTTGACTCAGAAGCTACTATTGGATACTTAGTAGTAACTACTTAAACTTTTTAAAACATGGCAAATATTCAAATCTGGGATGGTAGTACAAACTTCATAGCAGGGGAATCAACTCCCTTTGGCTTTTATGATGATGACTTATCTTTCCAAGAAGATGCACCTAAGGTAGCACGTTATTGTGCTGAGAAATTAGGATGGCCGGTACTAGATATAGAATTACACGAAAGACAACTTTACGCAGCTTTTGAAGAAGCAGTTACTGCTTACGGAAAAGAAGTAATAGAAGCTATAACTGCAGAGACATTATCTTCCCAATTAGGAGGAAGTGCTGGAGGTTCAGCTGTAAATCAAACTATATTTAGACCTAGTTTACAGAATGTAATTCTAACAAGTGCACAATACGGAACAGAAGCAGGAGTAGGAGGACCAGTTACCCTAAGAACAGCAATGATTGATCTTGTAGCAAACCAACAAGACTATAACCTTACAACTCTAATAGGACAAGGAGCAATTGAAATACGAAAAGTATTTTACGAAGCACCTCCTGCTATTATGAGATACTTTGACCCATATGCAGGAACAGGAACAGGTATTCAGTCTCTTATGGATGCATTTGATTTTGGATCATTCTCACCAGGGGTAAACTTCTTATTGATGCCAGCATCTTATGATGTATTAAAAACACAAGCAATTGAGTTTAACGATCAAATAAGAAAATCAACTTACTCTTTTGAGATTCATAATAATATATTAACTTTATTTCCAGTACCAGCAAAAGCCGGTAAATTAAAAGTACAGTATTATATACTCAGTGAAAAAACAGGTCAATACATAAGTGATACTATTTCATTTGCAGCTTCTGCAAATTCTTCTGGAGCAATAACAGGAACAGGAGGAAGTAGTTCAACAACAGGTGTAACAACCAATATGTCAAATGCTAATGCACAAAATTTAGTATACTCTGAAATAAACGCAATAGGACGTCAGTGGATATTCAAGTATGCAGCAGCTACCTGTAAAGAGATATTAGCATACGTTAGAGGTAAGTACGAAACAGTACCAGTACCAGGATCAGAAGTTAGGTTAAATGCAGCAGATTTATTAGCAGATGCAAGAACAGAGAAAGCTACTTTGGTAGAATCTTTAAAAGCAACAATGCAAACAGCATCTCTAACAAACCAGCTTTCCTTACAAGCAACACAAACACAATATATCAATGATGCTTTATCTAAAGTACCAATGTTAATATACGTAGGATAATGAGAAAACTAATAAACGAAGTAACTTTTGGAATATACCAAGGCCTTATCAGGGTTGGTCACAAAGATGAAATTACAGCTTCAGAGGTTGCAGATTTCGTTAGAGCTATGCCAGGTGTTACAAGAGTTACAGCTATTGATTCAGATGAAGATAGAAATATAGTTGTACTAAAAGTAAAAATATTAACTGCCAAACCAGGTCCAGTTGTATTTGAAAAGTTAAAAAAAGATACATTTAAGTTAGTACCTAATATTAAAAAGGTAGACTTGTCTTTAAAATCAATTGAAAAAATAGAATAATGATATTCGGAAGCCAAAGAGATTTTAATCTACTTATAAAGATAAACAGAGAGTTATTATCAGATGTAATAGAACAAGAAATTCTCTATTACAAAATGTCTTTGGAAGAAACTCAAGCAAACATATACGGAGAAGCTCAGGAAAAAGTTTATTGGTCACCAGTAAAAGTTAATTGTCTTATTGATAGAGGAGAGCCAGGAATGTCTGTAGATGATTTTGGACCTGATAGAGGAAGATCTACAAGTTTTAAATTTTTAAGAGAAGATTTAAAAGATGTAAATACTGTACCTGAAGTAGGGGATATTATACAGTGGCAAGAAGATTACTACGAAGTAGATAACACTGTAGAGAACCAGCTATTTGTAGGTAGAGACGAGAATTATAACCTAACTGACTACGGACCAGACTATGCAGGAACACTTTCTATTATATGTGTATGCCATTTAACAAGAGCAGATAAAGTTGGAATAGTTTCAAGATATGAAGCAACACCAATAGACTCTAATTCAATTACAACGGCAACTACACAAGCAAATACAATATTATAATGGCATTAACAAGAAAACCTGTACCGAAATCACAAGTCGAATTGTCTCAAGAGACTATTCAACCTTACTTAAGTCAAGGTAAATCTCTTGTACCTGCTAATAAAAAAAGAGAGAATCAAAGAACTGTAAAAGGAGATGATGTAAAGCAGTTTCAAGTAGGATTAAAAGATGTAGATGAATCTATATTCTACTACTTCAACAATATAATTAGACCATCAGTAATTCAGAACAGCATAAAAGTAAACGTTCCGGTTATTTATGGATCACCAGAAAGATGGGCAGCAATGCAAAAAGATGGATTTTACAGAGATAAAAACGGTAAGATTCAAACACCTCTTATAATGGTTAAAAGAGATTCTATTGAAAAGAATAGATCACTTGGAAATAAAATGGATGCAAATAATCCTGTACATTTTGGAGTATTTCAAAAAAAATATTCACAAAAAAATGTATACGATAGATTTTCTACTTTAAATAATAGAGAACCTGTTAAAGAATATTACGGAGTTATTATGCCGGACTATGTAAACCTGGTTTACTCATGTGTTATTTTTACAGAATACGTAGAGCAAATGAATAAGATAGTAGAGTCAGTGAACTTTGCATCAGATTCATACTGGGGAGATCCAGAAAGATTTAAGTTTAGAGCAGCAATTGATAACTATTCAACAACAACTGAATTAGTTGAAGGAGGAGACAGAACAGTAAAGACTTCTTTTCAAATTAAAATAGCAGGGTATATTGTATCGGATGCAATTAATACAAATGTAGGTAATCCAAATAAGTTTTTCTCCAAAGCTGCAGTAAGTTTTGGAATAGAAACAGCAACTAGTAGCACCTCCCTACAGAGACAAGCTACAACCTCAACTAAAGCAGGTTCAACAAGGTTTTATGATCAACTCCCAGTAACTATAGTACAGGATAATAGTATGACAACAGCACAGATAGAATTTATCTCACTTAACAACACTGAAGTAGTAACCGGTACAAGTATTGTAAGTGGGGATACAGCAGTATTTTCAGGTAAAGCATTTGCAATACCTCCACCTGGCTTCACAATAACTCAGGAATCTTTTGCTATTTATATAAACAGTACCTATATTCCAAATAGTCAGAGAACAGTTTCTCAAGAAAGTGGGGATATAGTGGTAGTATTCGATACCGCTAGCATCAAGTATACTCTTTCAGGAGCAGACGAAATAGTGATAGTAGGAAAATTTAATTAGAAGAAATGGCATTAATACGATGGAAACAGTTAACAGGTGACTTAAACGGAGCACCTGTATTTACCGGATCACTCCAGATATCTGGATCTATTGTACTGAACGGAATTGATTTATCTATCAATCAAAGTATTTTTAGACAAACAGGGTCCTATTGGAATACAACAAGAAATATAGGAATAACAGGATCTTTTCAACTTAATCTTAGTGAAGTAGGTCAGTATTTTGCAATATCAGTTGGAGGAAATGAAAAGATAAAAGTGAATACAGAAGGAACTTTGCAATTAGCACCACAGAGCGTAACACCGACAGCAGTAACAGGGGGTATCTTTTATAGTTCAAGTGATGCTTTCTTCTTAGGGTTCAATAATTAGAGATATTTATTAATAAAATAAAACAATAAAACATGGCAAATTGGAAAAAAGTCATTGTCAGCGGCTCGTCAGCGCACTTACTAAGTGTAACAGCTTCTAACTTAACAGATGACAACTTAGTAATAGCAGGTGCAGGAGGAGCATTAGAAAGCAGCGGACTTACCTACAATGGAACTTTATTAAACCTAGGAACTGCTCAAGTACAAGCAGCAGGATTCTCAGGATCATTCTCTGGATCTTTTCAAGGGAATGGAGCAAACCTAACAGGAATTGTAGCAACAGGTACATCTTTACAAAACGCTATAGCAAGCGGAGAAGGTATTGCACCATTTAGCTATACAAATATAGCACCAGTTTCAGTAGCAGTATCTGGAGCAATAGATTTAACAGATAACGCTATTACAAAATGGGATAACGATGCAGGTAAGTTTCAAACTTCTTCTTTACTTGATAATGGTATTGAAATTACAGGTGTTACTTCAATTCAGTTAACAGGAGGTGCTTCAAATCTTTCTGGATCTTTTTCAGGATCATTCTCAGGAGATGGAGCAAACTTAACAGGATTAGTTTCTACTCTAAACGTATCTGGCTCAGCAGGTAATGGAGCAGTTGACCTAAAAACTCAAACGTTTACTATTGCAGGTACCTCTCTAGAGGTTGAGACATCAATGTCAGGTCAAACTCTTACAATTGGTTTACCAAGTGATGTTACAATTGGAAATAATTTAACAGTAACAGGAGATTTATTTGTAAATGGTACAACTACTCAGGTAAACACAACTGACTTGTATGTAGAAGATAAATTCATTATCTTAGCATCAGGATCAGCTTCAGCAGGAGATGCAGGTATTATTATTGATAGAGGATCAGATGCAGCAGGAAATATTGCTTTTGGATACGATGTAGATACAGATAGATGGGGATTCCAAAACGGATTAACAGATACACAAAATGCTATTACAATCGGTACAAACGGTAATAGTGCATTTGTAGGATATGTATTCACAGAAGCAGCTCACGTATCAGCACCAACAACAGGAGAATTTGTAGCAGCAGGAGCAATATACACAGCAACATCAGGAGATATTTTTATATATTCATAATAGTTATTAAATAAAAAAAGTTATAATGGGATTAATAGACAAGATTAGGCCTCAACTAAAACAAGAAGAGACTGAAAGTTTTACAGCAGAAGAGTTAAAGTTTTTACTCTTAAAATTGAGATCGGCAACCTACACAGGACATGAATTTGAGACGTTTTACAATATATGGGTTAAGGTAACAAAAGAATTAGAAAGATTAGAAAAATAAACAAGAGCCTTAGGGCTCTTTTTTGTTAGTTGATTCTTTAAAAAAAATCTCATAACTTAAAAAGAAAAACATATGAACTTATTTAGCATAGATAACTTATCCTTAGAAGAAATAAACCTCCTAAGACAATCACTTAACGTAATCGAAATAAAAGGGGCTTCGGCTATCTTTGTAGCTACTCTTCAAGTAAAACTAGATCAAGAGATTTCTCAAATCCGTACTATGATTGAGGAAGAAGAGAAAAAAAAGCAAGCAGGTATTCTAAAGATAGAAAAAGCTGCTAAAGCAGAACTATAAGATATTTATATTATATATTATAGACCTGAAGAAGGAAGTGGGCCGGCAATCCGGTAACCAATCGTAATAATACTTAATATGCCAAGTTGGAAAAAAGTCATAATTAGCGGCTCAGATGCTGCTTTAAACTCTCTTAATGTTTCTACATCACTTACTGCAAGTGGAATAACCTACCCTAATACAGACGGTACATCGGGACAAGTTGTCACAACTGACGGTGCAGGGAATTTAACATTTTCAAATGTAGAAAATACTACAATCACTATAAAAAACATAACAGGTACTACTATACAAAAAGGAACACCTTGTTATATAACTGGATCTGGAACAGGAGGAAACATAGCAGGAGTATTACCAGCTAATGCCTCTAACCCAGCTTTAATGCCTGCAGGAGTAATTGCAGGAGAGACTATTTTAGCAGGAGCAGAAGGAATAGGGTTAATAAACGGATTCATATCAGGAGTTAACACCTCAGCGTTCACACCAGGAGCTACAATTTACGTAGCACCAGGAGGAGGGTATACATCAACAAAACCAACAGGCTCTTCAGTATTAATACAAAAACTAGGAAACGTTGAAAAATCTCATGCATCAAATGGATCAGGAGTTATTAACGGACCAAACTACTATAACGAAGTACCGAACATACAACAAGGGTATACTTGGGTAGGAGATACTAATGGCGTAGCAGTAGCAGTAGCAACTTCTTCTATTCAGAACGTAGTAAGTGCTTCTTATGCAAACACAGCATCACAGGCAAACTCTGCAACAACAGCTACAACAGCATCACATGCTTTAACAGCTTCATACATAAATCCTCTATACCAAAATGTAGAGTTACATGGAAATTTAGTAGTATACGGAACTTCATCGTTTAATTTTGTTACTTCTTCTCAATTAGATGTAGATAACTCATTTATCTCAGTAAACGTATTTGAACCAGCAGAAAGATTCGGAGGACTTAAAATATATGACTCAGGTTCATCAACAGCAACAGCATCATTTGCTTGGGACTCTCTACACAACCACTTTGTATATCAAAACTCATCAGGATCTACATACACAGGAGGTATGTTTATGTCAGGTCCTAGAAATACAGGATCACTAGGAGATGAACCGACATTGACAAAATGGATGGTTGCAAGATCTGATGGAGGAGATCACTTAGAAAATACTCAAATATATTCAAGTGCTTCTATCACACAGGTAACAGGATCTTTAAATGTATCTCAAGGTATAACAGGTTCTTTACTAGGAACAGCTTCATACGCTTTACAGGCATTAAGTTCATCATTTGCATCAACATCATCATTCCTAGGTAGTACTACAAATGCTTTTTTACAAAACGGTAATAGTTTTGGTACACTTGCTTTATTAGGAACAAATGATAACAACTCACTTGCTTTAGAGACAAGTGGTTCAACTAGAATGTTTATTTCTAGTAGTGGAGATACAGGAATAGGTATTACAACACCTGGAGCCAGATTACACGTATTTGCAAGTAATTCAGGTGCTACTTCTGCAGTGTATAACGGTACTCTAATTGTAGAGCAAGGAGCTGGTACTGCAATACAGATGATATCGGCAAATACACAAACACCAGCACTTAGGTTTGGAGATCCTGAAAACGGTCAAGTCGGTAGGTTAGAGTATTCACATGTTGATAACTCAATGCGAATGGTTACCAATGCTAGTGAAAAAATACGTATTACTTCAGCAGGTAACGTAGGTATTGGAACAACAAATCCTTTGGGTAAATTGCAAGTTAATGAATACACGGTTGCTGCTCAAGGAGGTCAAGCCACTACTGGTCAGCTTAATGTATTTGCTGATAGTGGTGCGGAGTCTTTGTTCTTAGGTATACGGAATGCGGCATACCCGAATAGAGGCTGGGCATTTAACCCTATTACTAATGGAGTAAATTCTAACTTACAAATAAAAGAACACGGGTTTAGTGGTGTAAGGATGACGATTGCTTCTGGCGGTAGCGTAGGAATAGGAACAACAACTCCAAATGCAACACTAGACGTAAGTGGTAGTGCAATTATATCAGGATCTTTCACTGTAACACCAGGAACTGTTAGAGAATTTCAAGTAAGAACTACAGGTGTTGATATAGGTAATCTAATAACAGATGCACATACAGTAACAGGTTCTTTATCAGTATCAGGATCAGTAACAGCAACCTCTTTTACAGGTTCTTTATTTGGAACAGCATCATGGGCACAAAATGCTTTAACAGCATCAAACATAACACCAGCCATCACAAATAATACAGATAATTATGTATTAACTGCTAATGGAGATGGAACAATAAACGGCGAATCATTACTTCAATTTGATGGTCAAAAACTAAGTGTACTGTATCAAGCAGGAGACGAAGGAGGAGAAATTCTTTTAGGAAAACCAGCAACTAATACATCACTTACAGGTAGTGGAATTACTGTCGACGTATGGCAAAATAGATTAAGATTCTTTGAACAGGGAGGAGCAGCAAGAGGAGCTTTCATAGATCTTACAGCAGCAGCACCAGGTGTAGGAACAGACTTATTAGCAGGTGGACCAACAGGAGCAACAGGTATAACCGGAGCAACAGGACTTACAGGACCAACAGGTTTAACTGGAGTAACAGGAGCTACCGGAGTTGTAGGACCAACTGGAGTAGTAGGGGTAAGCGGAGCAACTGGACTTACCGGACCAACCGGTATTCAAGGAGCAACAGGTCCTATAGGAGTAACAGGTGCAACAGGATTAACTGGACCAACTGGAATTCAAGGAGCAACTGGCTTGACAGGTCCAACAGGTTTAACTGGTTCAACAGGACCAATAGGAGTAACAGGATCAACTGGAGTAGTAGGTCCAACAGGAGTAAGTGGTGCAACAGGAGTAATTGGTGTAAGCGGTGCTACAGGTATAATAGGAGTATCAGGTGCAACAGGTCCTATAGGGCCGACAGGAGTAACAGGAGCAACTGGACCAATAGGACCTACAGGAGCAGACGGATCTTTTGGAGGAGCTACTTTTGACTATACCTACGATACAACAACAACTGCATCCGATCCAGGCCAAGGAAAAGTAAGATTAAATAGTGCTACTGAAAATGCAGCAACAGCAATATATATTGATTCATTAAATGATCAAGCTACAGATATTTCTACATTCTTAAATACAATAGATAGTGTAACATCACTAATCAAAGGATATATCAGAATAGCAAACAGGTTAGACGCCAGTCAATTCTTATTATTTCAAATCTCAGATTTAACAAATAATACCGGATGGTGGACACTAGCGGTAACAAATCAAGCATCATCTGCAACTTCACCTTTTACAAATTTAGAGGATATTATAATATCATTTGTAACAACAGGGGATAAAGGTCAAACAGGAGCTACAGGAGTAATCGGAGTATCAGGTGCAACCGGTTTAACAGGACCAACTGGGGTTAGCGGAGCAACTGGTGTAGTCGGAGTATCCGGTGCAACAGGGGTAGTAGGACCTACCGGAGTTAGCGGTGCTACAGGTCCAGTAGGACCTACAGGAGTAACAGGTGCTACAGGACCAGTAGGAGTAACAGGTGCTACAGGATTAACAGGTTCTACAGGAGTAGTCGGAGTATCCGGAGCTACAGGTCTGACTGGAGCAACCGGAGTAATTGGAGTAAGTGGAGCAACAGGATTGACAGGTGCTACGGGAGTAGTAGGTGTTAGTGGGGCTACTGGCCTTACAGGTTCAACAGGGGTAATAGGAGTTAGCGGAGCAACAGGTTTAACCGGAGCAACCGGAGTAGTCGGTGTAAGCGGAGCAACTGGATTGACAGGAGCTACAGGTCCGATAGGAGTAACAGGCGCTACAGGAGTAGTCGGGGTATCCGGGGCAACTGGATTAACCGGAGCAACTGGTGTAGTAGGTGTAAGTGGAGCAACTGGTTTAACAGGAGCAACCGGAGTAATCGGAGTATCCGGGGCAACAGGGCTTACTGGAGCAACCGGAGTAGTAGGTGTGAGTGGAGCTACAGGTCCAATTGGAGTAACAGGTGCTACTGGAGTAATAGGTGTAAGCGGAGCTACGGGATTAACAGGAGCAACAGGTGTAGTTGGGGTCAGTGGAGCTACCGGACTAACAGGTTCAACCGGACCAGTTGGGGTAACAGGTGCTACAGGTGTAATTGGAGTAAGTGGAGCAACCGGGGTAATCGGAGTATCTGGAGCAACAGGACCAATAGGGGTTACAGGAGCAACAGGTCCTTCTACAGCAATTAACGCTACAAATGACACAACTACAACACTGTTATACCCAGTAACAGTAGGTGCTGCAGGAAGTAATCAAACCCCTAAAGTTAGAACAACTTCTACTGCATTTAGTTTCAATGCGAGTACAAACACTCTCTCAGCAACAACGTTTGCAGGAGCTTTAACAGGAAATGCAACATCAGCAACAACTGCATCAGTCGCTGAAGCAGTAAAAACAAATGGTGCAGGATCAGGTACTTTTTATCCATTAATGCAGGCAGGAGCTTCCACAGGATATCTAACACCGGCTTTTAATTCTGCTTTTAGCTATAACGGAACTACGGGAATTTTAAATACAACAGCTTCATTTGCAACAACAGCAACTAATGTAGTAGGTGGTGCTAACAGAGTTCTGTTTAATAATGGTGCAGATACAACTGCTACAGATTCTAACTTAACTTGGAATGGATCAACCTTTAACGTAGGTGGAACTCTTACAGCAACTGTAAAATCGTTCATCATTGATCACCCAACCAAAAAAGGTAAAAAACTTCAATACGGAGTATTAGAGGGACCAGAACATTCTGTATACGTAAGAGGAAGGTTAACCAATGAGAATACCATTGTATTACCGGATCACTGGCACGGACTAGTACACCAGTATACAATTACTGTAAACTTAACTTCAATAGGTAAGAAACAAGATTTATGGGTTGAACAAGTAAATGCTCATCAAATTAAAATAGGATCAGAAAATAAAATAAACTGTTTCTATACAGTATTTGCTGAAAGAAAAGATATAGATAAATTGGTAACAGAATTCGATAAGTAATGGCTGAGATTCATGGACCAAGACATAATAAAGTTTCAGACGTAAGAGGTCCTTCAGGTTTTTATTCAATAAAACTTGGAGGGGAATACGTTACTGTATATGTAGACCAGGAGTATGATGGCGGTGGTTGGATATGTGTTTTAGCCAATAGAATTAATACAGGAGGTATGTCAAATTTAACATACTCAAATGCTGTAAATACAAGTAACTATAGAACTGGAGGTTCTACAAATACAGCAGGACCGGTAGTAGACCCGTATTCACCTCTATCAGGATTATCAAATTATAATATTTGGATAGGAACTAAGTATTGGGAATTATTAGGAAAAAGAGCAAATTCAAGCTATGTAACAGTAGTAAATTTTGTATCAACAACAACAGGTGCGGCATTAGGATCAACTGGATTACATACAAAAAGGTATAGATGGAGATTTAATAACTTTACTTCGACATATGCATTTAGTGGTGCAGCAGCTGTAAGTGATGAGACATCGACAGGAACACCAGGTATGTACTCTTACCATGCTCTTAATGGATTTAACTTAACAACATACGACAATGATCAAGATGCGTACGGAAGTGGTAACTGTTCAACCTTCTACAATAACAATCCATTCTGGTACGGGGGATGTTGGTCAGGAAACTGGTTTGCAGGAGGAGGATACCAAGATGCACCATACTGGGATAGTTCAGGAGGAGATTATCATAATTACGGAGCAGTTTATATAAAATAATTATGCCAGCAAATACACAATTAAAACCTATGAAATTAATACTCACTCAAGGAGAGGGTACATGGGATAAGGTAATTACAGATTTAGAAGGAAATATAATCTTTGAACAAAGAGGATTGATCTTATCTGAAGAAAATACTAATAAAGAATACTTCGACGGATGGGAAGCTCAGTTAAGAGGATTACCATTCTGGAATATAGTAGAAGTAGAAAGATTTATATAATATGCCAGTAGCAGGAGGACCAAATACATTAGGAGAAAATAATTTAGTATTCGCTTACGATACAGGTGATGTGAGTAATTCTTACATAGGAGAACCTACAGCAAACCTTATACCATCACCAGGATTAAACGCTCTACCTACTTTTGGAAATAGTTGGGGGACTTACAATACAAATCAGTACTGTGGGAATAACGGATGTGGTGTTTATTGGAATTTAGCAACTGTATCAGGAATTTCAAGCAATATCGTTACAACTTCAACTGCTCATGGATTAAGAACATTTGATGTAATAAATCCTGAAACAACAGGAGGAGGAGTTACATCAGGTACTCAGTATTTTGTAAAAGCTATATCATCTACTCAATTTACTTTACATGCTTATAACGGATCTCAAGATGGGTCTCAAGGATATATAAGCCTTGCAACAGGAGCTTTTAAAGTACACGATAGTATAGCATTAGATCAAAGAATATCAATTAATGCTTCAAGCTTTCCAACAAAATGGTTTGGAAACCCTCACCAACCTAACTCAGGGCTTGTAAAAGAGATTATACCAAATGGGTATAGGAATCCATATACAGGGAAATTAACAGACTGTATTAGGTTACATGTACCTAGAGTTGACGGAGTAGATGGAATGGCGTATGGATCCGACGCTTCTGTAACAATAGGACAATCCGTTACAACTACGTTTTGGCTTCGAGCTGTAAATGCCGCAGCAGTAGGAAAGTATGTTTCATTCCAACACTACAACTACGGAGGACCAGGAGGAGCTACTGTATTTTACGGAGGAGGTGCTTTAGGTGCGGTGGGAGAGTGGAGAGCATATACTATAACTTTTACACCAACCCATAATACGTTGATATCATACTGGTTCCCAGATGGTGGAGCAGTTTATGATCTTGATTTAGCTAATATACAAGTAGAGCAAAAAAACCATGCTACCCAGTTTATAGCAGGTACTCGGTCAGCAACACAAGGACTTCTTCCAGTAATAGGAAATAGTACAATAGATTTAACAAATGTATCTTTTAATTCAAATGCTCAAATGGTATTTGATGGTACGAATGATTATGTAGATTGTGGAGCAATACAACCATTTGACCTATCTGCACGAAATGTAACATGGGAAGCAGTTGTAAAATTCAACGATACTTCAGGAGTAGAAGCAGTAATAACTAGGTGGAGTAACAGTATAGGGACTGTATGGTGGTTCGGAAGATACCCTACTACGAAAATACATTTAGCTTTCATAATTAATGGAAGCTATTACGACTACTACAGTAACGGAGATATTGGCACAACACCAGGGTACCATCACATAGTAGCTACCTTAAACAACACAGTACTAACATACTACATAAATGGAGTTTTAGATAGCACAGATACTGTCACAGCAGGAACCTGGACATCAGACTCAGATCCAAGTCTTATAATAGGAGCACAGGACCAAGGAGCAGCAGCAAACATAAACGGAGAAATACCGGTAGCAAAAATTTACAATAGAGCATTAACAGCACAAGAAATAAAACAAAACTACCAACAATACAAAACACGTTTTAATTTAAGTTAATATGGCAGTAGCACAAGGATACGGAAAAACAGTCACATCAGGATCGGTGTTTGCTTACGATACAGGAGATACTAGAAATTCGTATATAGGACAACCTACAGTAAACCTACTATACAGCGCTGGAGCTACAAACCTTATAAACGGCGGAGGAGATATCTACGGAAGATGTACCAAAACAGATTTAGGAAATGGTAAATTTAGATTTGTAAATAATGGTACAGGAGTGAGCACCGTTAGGTTGTATCCAAACCAACCTGATTTAATAGATGGAGCGACATATAACAGTAGTGTGTATTTTGAAAACCTAATAGGAGGGTTATCAATTGATTGGTGTGATGTAGGTATTACAGGCCTCAACTATTCCACAGCAACATCAGGGAGGTTAGCAGGGTATAGTAGTAGAGGTTCTTACGCTGCACCTTACTACTTCTTAGATATAAATTTCGATACTGGTGGAGCTGTTACTCTATATGATCCTCAAGTAGAATTAAAATCTTACACAACACCATTCGTAGCAGGTACTCGTTCAGCAACACAAGGACTTTTACCATTAGTAGGAAACAGTACATTAGATTTATCAAATGTATCTTTTAATTCAAATGCTCAAATGGTATTTGATGGTACCGATGATTACATAAATACTACTAAGACAGCTACTGCTTTAGGTATTTATGATGCTCCATATACAATGGAAGCCGTATTTAAAGTAACTAATACAATAAGTGGGGATAATATGGTTTTTGGAACTGATCAAACTGCATATCGTCAAGGAATGCATAATGGTCTTAGGAATGGGAACATATACTTCGCTCATTATAGTGCTGATTACGCTGCAGGATCAGTTGCGTTAAACGAAATGGTACACGTACTGTGGGTATATGATGGAACAACTGCTTTTATTTATAAAAACGGAGTACTTCAAGGATCAAGTAATATTGCATCTTTTATAGGAACTACTAACATACAAGTAGGTAGGAGTTGGTCATATTTCCAAGGAGGAGAAATACCAGTAGCAAAAATATACAACAGAGCACTAACGGCAGCAGAAGTAAAACAGAATTTTGATTTCTATAATGCAAGATTTGGAATAGAGTATGATACGTATTACTTTGCAGTAAGTAATAGAGCTACTAGGTATAATAGAAGGTGGGAAGCAGACGGAACAGAAGGAGATATAAGTGGCGAAAACATGGCTACCACAACACCAGCCTATACTATATACCAAAAACCAGATGCAAGTTTTCAATCCCCAGACAATTACATAGAAGTAGCTAGAGACGATATTGGAACACCTACTAGGCTTACTGAATATGGAGTACAGACTTCTTATAAGAATGGAAAATGGTTTACATCAGTTACTGTATATAAAGGTAAAAGAGGTGGTCCACTTCGTTTTGAATTTCCAAATGGAGGAACATCAACATACGGAGAAGAGTTTTATAAAACAATAGTAGCACCTTATGTGTCTTAGATAATTTTTAGTGCTATTTATATATGTCCTGTTTAAATTGGGTGAATTGCTGGAACGTCCTTAGAGCTTTAACTACCGAAGTGTAACAATGTTAAAGATTGGAAAATCAGCAGCCAAGCTTGAGATACATCTCAAGAAGGTTCAGAGACTACTGGAGGAATAAAGTTTCCTTAATAACCAGCTAGAGCGCCCAACATGCTTATAAAGCATGATGATATAGTCCGACCTGTGTAGAAATACATAGTTAACAAAAGTGTGTGCTCGTTGCATAGGATAAACACTTAGGGGAAACCCGTAATAGTTTTAAATTAATATTCAAAGAATATGAGTACATTTGAGAATAGAAGATGGTTAATAATACCAACCACAGCAACAGGATCGATTGATTTCAATCAGATATTAGAATCATCACCAGAGAGTTTAAGACTATCGGTAGATGGTACTAAGACTTTTATTAAGTATGAAATAAATGAAATACTAGAGGATATAGTACATACCGGTATTAATCCTGAAACACAGGAAGAAACAAGTCATACAACTCTTGCAGGGGTGTACGGAAGACCGAGTATCTACCAAGAAGGAGATACAGAGTACACTCATGAAGAAATTCTTACTATATTATCAACAGAGGAGTGGTCAAAACCATTAGCAGAATTAACACAATAGTATGGCAGATATTAGAATAACACCAGCATCCAGTGTAATGTCCTTTACAAGTTCTTTGAACTTTAAAGAAACATTAACTCAAGATGCCTCAGGATCATTAATCTTACAAGGTTCAGGTTCTACCGGAAGAACAGACTTATTGGCAGTAAACGGAACTAACGGAAGATTATTTACAGTATCTGACGACTTATCTGATTCTTTATTCTCAGTAAATACTATAGCAGGACTTCCAGTAATAGAAGCTTTTGCCGATAATAGAGTAAACATAGGACAGTACGGAGCAGAAGCTATTAGAGTATCAGGATCACGAGCCTTCATAACAGGTTCATTATTCGGTACAGCTTCTTATGCGACTTTTGCACAAACACCAACAGTAACAGGAGCAACAGGAGTAATCGGAGTAAGCGGAGCTACAGGACCGATAGGTGTAACAGGAGCAACCGGACCAATTGGAGTAAGCGGAGCTACTGGAGTAATAGGAGTATCTGGAGCAACAGGCGTAATAGGAGTATCTGGAGCAACAGGCGTAATAGGAGTAAGTGGTGCAACCGGAGTAGTAGGTGTAAGTGGAGCTACTGGAGTAATAGGTGTAAGTGGAGCAACAGGAGTAGTCGGGGTATCTGGGGCAACTGGGGTAATAGGTGTAAGTGGAGCTACTGGAACAGTAGGGGTAACCGGTGCAACAGGGCCAGCAGCAGGATCAGCAAACCAAGTAGTATACAAAAATAGTTCAAACGTTGCAGCAGGATCATCTAATTTAACATTTGATGGAACTACATTATTTGGAACACAATTCAGTGCACCAGCTCTAAGTGCAGGAAGCTCAGGAAACTTAAACACAGACTTTAACAATACACCAGCAAATACTTTTAGGTACCAAGGAGATCAAGCTAGTTTAACTAACAGTCCAGGAAATACTTGGTGGTTCTACCAAAATATGAGACATAGTAATGCGTCAAACTATTGGGGAACACAAGTAGCATGGGGTTGGGAGGATAACGCAAATAAATTAGCAACAAGAAATATAACCGGAGGTTCTTTTGGATCTTGGGTATATTACTTAAACAGTGCTAACTATAACTCATACGCACCGACTCTAACAGGAACAGGAGCATCAGGTAACTGGGGTATTAATATAACAGGAAATGCAGGTACAGCTACTACTGCAGGTGTAATTGCATACTCACCTAACAGAACAGATGGAACAGCATACCCAGTTTTATGGGGAGCTGGATCTACAACTACTCAGGCGTATTCTGCAGCAGCAGTTACTATTCAATCTAGCACAGGTACATTAAACGCAACTACTTTAGCAGCAACAACTCAAATCACTGCACCAATATTCTACGAGACTGGCACCACATCATATTATGTAGATCCAGCAAGTACATCTAGATTATTTCAGTTGGAAGTATATGAAAAAGTTCGAGCTGGGAACGGTTATGCAGGAGAGCCAACATTCACATTCACAGGAGATACCAATACAGGTATGTATAACATATCAGCAGATGTATTAGGATTCTCAACAGCTGGAACTGCTAGAATGGCAATTCATGACAACGGAAAAGTATCTGTAAATAATACTGATAATACATTAGGGCAATTCTCAGTAAATAATAATGCATCAGTTACATCATATAATACAACATTTCGTATGCTTGAGGGAGCTACTTTTAAAAATGATACTATACTTGGCTGGAATGTAGCAGGACAATATTCATTTTTTGGTAACTATCAGAACTTTCCGTTAATACTTAGAACAAACGATCAAAATAGAGTTTGGATTACTGCTGGTGGCGCTATGGGATTAGGTATAACACCTACCAATACTGCCGGTAGATTTGAAGCCTCAAATGATATAGTAGCTTATTCTACTTCAGATAAAAGATGGAAAAATAATATTGTAAAAATAGATTCTCCATTAGAAAAAATATCTCAAATTAGTGGAGTTGAATTTGATTGGATAGAAGATGAACCATTCCATGGTAATAAAGGACATGATGTTGGAGTTATTGCTCAAGAAATTGAACTAGTAATACCAGAAGCAGTTCAAACTAGAGAAAGTGGAATGAAAGCTGTTCAATATGATAAAATTATACCTTTATTAATTGAAGCTATAAAAGAATTGCAAAAAGAAATTAAAGAATTAAAAAAATAAAAAATAAATGTTATGAGTAATGCATCTTGCGGGATAGCAACGGTTATTATAGGTAGAGAATTTTCATTAACACCTCTACTAAGTTATTTTAAAAATGTAGAAGTACCTGAGAATATAGATGTGAATCTGTATATAGTATTAGGATGCGATGCAGACTTTGAAATATTGGTAAAAGATAGAATTAAAGAGTTAGAATTAAGTAGTAAATATAATAACATTTCTTATATAAAAGGAGTTTCAAAATGCTATTCTGATTTGAGTTGGAATGAATGGGAAACATTTACAAGACAACAAGACCCAGAAAAAAAACATAGAGCTGCATTAGAGAATATTGAGATAGGATTAGATGCTGCAAAAAATGAAACATACGTTCATTTTGTAGATGACGATACAATACCGCCAGTTAATGCTTTAGAAGATTTATTAAAATCTTATCAGAGTATTAATAATTGCGGAATAGCAAGTGGTATTTATTTTAATAAGACTTGGGTAGAGCCTACAATAGCAGTACGGAAAGTAGAAACATCTAGAAGAATAGTAGGAAGTTTTAAGAAAGAGACTTGGAAAGGATGTTCTATTGATGATTTAGCAATTGAAAATTATCAAGATGTAGGATTTGTAGGAAATGGATGCATGTTGTTATCAGGTAGTGATGTAAAAAAAATAATACCCCTACCTAAGTGGCATGAGGATGGAGATGATATAGCACCACCGGATTTTATAATATGTAGACGAATTAGAAGATTAGGTAAAATAATATCCATAGTTCCATCTGTTATAGCTGAGCATTTAGATCAATCAGGTGAACCAGTAGGACTTACATTAAAGTATTTAGAGAATATAAAAAACTCAACAGGTACTTTAAAATGCCTAGTTACACATTATAGTAAGTATCTGAATTATGAAATACTAAGTAAACAGTATGATAAAATATTAGTTATCTACTATACTGAAACTCATAAGGAAGTACCAAGCAAATTATATAACCTCAGTAATATAGAAATTATAAAGAGGAGTATAAAAGAAACTTGTAACAAATACTCAGATATTAGGAACTACAAGGAAATTAGAGGAGAGACTATGCAGTATGATATTTTAGAAGAAATGCATAATTTTATTAAAGATAAATTTAACTATGTAATATACTACTATAACATATTAGGTAATGTAATAACAAAAATACCTTTACTAGACAGTAGAAATTTAAAAAAATTATTGAATACAAAACCATGAATGAACAAATTAGGTTATCAGAAGAAGAAATAGGAGTAAGTAGTACTCTTTATAAAAAAAGAATTGAATATTTGATTAAGCTAGGTGAAGTGAAACTTGCAGAAATTACTAATGAAAAAATTACTGAAGAGACTTACTTTAACCTACTGGAGTTAAACACAAGAGAAATTCAGTTTAAAGAATTACTAACTGAAAGATATGGAATAGGATCTATTGATTCAGCTACAGGATACTATATAAAAAAATAGAAACAGCTAATAGAGTAAATTATGACTTATACTTGGAAAGTAACAGGAGTTAAAACAGTAGATACAGGAGATGTAACAGACGCAGTTATACAGACCTATTGGGAAAAAACAGGAACTGATGAAAACGGAAATGAAGCAACATTTACAGGAGCAACACCATTTCCGCAATCTACAATTAATTCAGAAACGTTTGTACCATATACAGAATTAACAGAAGAAATTGTACTAGGATGGATTCAAGCTGTTGTTGTAGGTTCTTACGAAGAACACGTAAATGATCAAATACAAAAACAAATTGACGCTAAGGCTATTAAAACACCAGGACTTCCTTGGGCATCTGAATAAACTAATAAATTAAAAGTAAAGTAAATGGCATTACCAGCTAGTGGAGTATTAAGCTTCTCAACAATAGCAACAGAGTTAGCAACAGCCCCGCCATTCTCTCTAAGAAGTATGTCTTCAATAGCAGGATTTTCTACTCCTGATGCTGTAAGTGAGTTTTATGGATACGGTGCTGTGACTTATACATACCTTAATAACTATGCTGCAGGAGATCCTTGTAACTATGACTATTGGGAGATCTATTTAGGAAGTGATGGGATATACTACAGGTTTGATGGAGCATATTACGACCCAATGTATAATTATACAGACCTCTGGTACGAATACCTATATTATGAACCATTATTTCCTGCTGATATATACCAAGAATGGGAGATTAATTCAGCCTCAACAGTATTGACAAGTAATGGAAATGTAGCAGTTAACTGTTTTTAAGTAAAGATGAAAGAGAAAATAGAGCCATATACAATTGAAGGTCAAGGAGTAGCTACAGAAGCTTTAGTTGAAATACAAAGTCGGTTTACAACACAAGACAAAGCAGTAATCTACTACGATTTAAGAGATAAAACTCAGACAAGTACTGTACGCGTACTCACCACAGGTGAAATACTTACTCTACCTTATAAAATACTATCTTATCAAAAAATAACAGTTACAGGAGATGATCGTGCCGCTATTGGAGCAGATGCAACATTTGCATCAAATATAGTATTTAGAGAGAGAACAGATGTAGTAAAAAGATCAAGTTCGACTGCTATTATGGTAGGAATATCTTATGGTGATTCAAAAGAAGCTTGTATGAATTTCATTAATGGAAAAACAAAAGTATTTTATATAGATAATGAAGACTTCAGTCTTGCTACTCTACTGGCCGAAGACGAAGGTATGACTATGGGAGTAAAAGATGCAGTATATATCGCCGGCGATTCAATAATCAGGTACTGGAAAGGAGATGGTTTTGATCAGGAATTCCTAGACGTTTGTGAAGAGTAATAATAAAAACAAATAAAAACAAATGACAACATTTAATTGGACAATCTCTGCAGTAGAGAGAGAAGTAAACCTAGACGGTTTAGAAAACGTAATTAAAACAATTCACTGGAGGTACAAAGGTACAGACGAAAACGGTGTAACAGCTGAAACTTATGGAGCAACCGCTATTGGAAATCCAAACCCCGAAAGCTTCACACCTTGGGAAGAAGTATCAGACCCAGTAGCAATTGGATGGTTAGAGGATATAATGAATACAACACCGGCGCTAATGCCAGAAGGAGCAGAGACAAGCCCTACTACGTTAGAGAGACTACAAGCAAATATCGAAGCACAAATTGCACTACTTGTTGCACCTAAAACAATTACAGGTCCTTTATATAGCGCACCAGTTGTAGAGGGAGTAGTAGGAGAAGAAGTAGTGTTGGATACTCAAGAATAAATTACTATATTATAGTATTAATCGATTAACATAAAAATAAGTTTCATGGAAAACAAAAAATTAACACAAGAAGAGTTACAACAAATTGAAGCAGTAAAACAAAAAAGCCAAGCAGTTGTACAAGAATTAGGTCAGATTGAATTATTAAAATTAAATCTAAAGAGTAGAAGAGAAAGTGTACTTGCTTTTTTAGAAGAATTAAAACAAGAAGAAAAAGCATTGGCTGAAGCATTAGAAACTGCTTACGGAAAAGGTTCAATTGATCTTGAAAAAGGAGAATTCACACCTCTAGTAGAAGAAGTAGAAGTAGCAGAATAATTACTGTAAAAAGTAAGAGGAATATAAGGAGGGTTTTGACTCTCCTTTCCTATTTATTAGAGAATATAGAACCTCTAATCATATAAGATGGTTATCGAAATCCCAAGATATTTATAATAAATTAAAACAAATTAAATAAACATGGCAGAATCAATTATCTCTCCAGGAGTATTTACAAGAGAAAACGACCTTTCTTTTATACAACCAGCACCGGTAGCGGTAGGAGCAGCATTTATTGGACCAACAGTTAAAGGGCCTGTAGAAATGCCTACAGTAGTAACTTCTTATAATGATTATGTAAGAAAGTTCGGAGTAACTTTCGCCTCAGGTTCAGACAAATTCGAATATTTAACTTCATTAGCCGTTAAGAATTACTTCTCTCAAGGAGGTAATACAGCCTTAATCACTAGAGTCGTAGACCACATTGGCCCTGATTACTCAGAAGCACAAAGTACAAACATTGCTTCTAACAAAGTAACAGGAGTAAATAGAGCAACTGGATCAGGAACTTTAACAAATGACATTGCAGTCAATCAAGAGTTTAAAGTACAGTACGGAACAGCAGCTTATAGATTTATTCCAGCAGGTACCCCACTTCCAGCAGATAGTGGAACAGGTAATGTATACTTCTTCCAATCAGGTTCAACAATTGCAGCAACAGTAACTAGCTTAGCAGCAGAAATTAACAATGCAATCCCAGGAGTATTACAAGCAACAGGATCAGGAGCAAATTTACTTTTAAGCGGATCAGTAGCTGGTACTTTAAGAAATGGAATTACATTCTTTACAGGATCTATTACAGACTCTACCGTATCATCAAGCTTATTCACAATAGCAGGAGGTACAGACGCAGCAGCTTCTTCTTTCCCATTCTCAATTAATACAATAGGTAAAGGAGCTATTTACAACAACTCTCCTCTAGCAACAGATGCAGGAGCTCAAAACTCTGACGGATCTTTAGTATCAGGTTCAGAAGATAACTTAAGATGGGAAATCACAAATGTAAATAACTCTAGAGGTACTTTTACATTATCAATAAGAAGAGGAGACGATAGTACAAATACTAAAGTAATCTTAGAAACGTTTAACAACCTTTCATTAGATCCAGCTTCAGATGATTATATCGAGAAAAGAATCGGTAGTCAATATACAACAATTGGTACAGACGGAAGTTCAACATTTTTAAGACTAGTAGGAGATTATCCAAATAGATCAAACTTTATTAGAGTAAGTGCAGTAAATTTACCTACAATTAACTACCTAGGAAACGACGGAGTATCAGTTAATGCAGATGCAGCAGGACTTTCTTACTCAGCATCTTTACCGCAAGCAGTTTCTGGAGCATTTCATAGTGCAGGAGGTACAATTATAGCAGGAGCTAACTTCTTTAAAAACATAGACGCTCAAACACAGGGATTAATAGCAGGAGATTATACAGATGCAATTGCATTATTAGAGAATAGAGATGATTATCAATTCAATGTAATAACAGCACCAGGAGTAACTACAGCAGATCACTCAACAGTAACAGACGCACTTATCTCTTTAGCAGAAAATAGAGGAGATTGTATTGCAGTAGTAGACTTAGTAGGATATGAATCTACACTTTCTCAAGTAACAGATGAAGCAGCAGTATTAAATAGTTCTTACGCAGCATCTTACTGGCCTTGGTTACAAACTAAATCAGCTACAGGTAAGAATGAATGGATACCAGCTTCAGTTGTAATACCAGGAGTTTATACATTCACAGATGCAGCTTCAGCACCATGGTTTGCACCAGCAGGACTTGTAAGAGGAGGTATTCCAGGAGTAATTCAAGCACAAAGAAGATTAACAAAAGGAGAAAGAGATACTTTATACTCAGGAAAAGTAAATCCAATTGCTTCTTTCCCAGGAACAGGTATATCAGTATTCGGACAAAAAACATTACAAACAAAAGCTTCAGCTTTAGATAGAGTAAACGTTAGACGTTTGTTAATAGAACTTAAGAAGTTCATTGGTGACCAAGCTAAAAACTTAGTATTCGAACAAAATACTATTGCAACAAGAAATAAATTCTTAGCGACGGTTAATCCTTACTTAGAATCAGTAGTACAAAGACAAGGTCTTTATGCATACAGAGTAGTAATGGACGAATCTAACAACTCAGCAGATGTAGTTGATAGAAATCAATTAGTAGGACAAATCTACATTCAACCAGCTAAAACAATTGAATTCGTAGTATTAGACTTCACAATTGAACCAACAGGAGCAACGTTTGTATAATATTTAGAAACACAGATATTTATAATTAAATAAGTAAACAATAAAATGGCAGTATTAGATCCAAACGAAATAATGTTCAGAGCCTTCGAACCAATGGTTCAGCACAGGTTCGTAATGTACATAGACAATATCCCAGCATTCATGATTAAAAACGTGAAAGCTCCTAACTTTCAAGATTCTATGATCAAACTTGATCACATTAACTCTTACAGAAAAATAAGAGGAAAAAGAGAGTGGCAGGATATGGATATGACTTTATACTCACCAATCACACCTTCAGGGGCTCAAGCAGTAATGGAATGGGCTCGTTTAGGATATGAATCAGTAACAGGTAGAGCTGGATATTCAGATTTCTATAAGAAAGATTTAACTTTAAACATTCTAGGTCCTGTAGGAGATATCGTAGGGGAATGGATTATCAAAGGAGCTTTCTTAACAAAAGGAGATTTTGGACAATTTGACTGGACTTCTGCTGACGGAGTAGTAGAGATAGGAATTTCAATTGCAATGGATTATTGTGTATTAAATTACTAATAACCACTCAAATAAAATTAACAAGCCTGGCAGTAGCCGGGCTTTGTTGTTTTAAAAAAGTTTTTTTCATATATTTATATATAGAAAAAGTTACTAACAAATAAAATTTATGGAACAAAAGCAAAAATTTCCTACCGAAATGGTAGAATTACCATCAAGAGGGTTACTCTATCCTAAAGATTCTGCATTAGCAGAAGGTAAAATCGAGATGAAATACATGACAGCTCGTGAGGAAGATATTCTAACAAATCAAAACTACATACAACAAGGAGTAGTTATTGATAAATTACTACAATCTCTTATTGTAACTCCAATCAACTACGGAGATCTTTTATTAGGAGATAAGAATGCAATTCTAGTTGCTTCTAGGGTATTAGGGTACGGTAAAGATTATGAATTTGAATACAAAGGACGAAAAGAAGTAGTTGATCTTGCAGAATTAAAAACTAAAGAAATTAATTACGATGCTCTTAAGGGAGGTAAAAATGAATTTGCATATATAATGCCATCTTCAAGTACCAATGTTACTTTCAAATTACTTACTCACGCAGATGAGCAATTTATCGATCAAGAAGTAAAAGGATTAAAAAAATTAACAAAAGATGCTTCTCCGGAATTATCTACAAGATTGAAAAGAATAATTACTTCTGTAGAAGGAGATTCAACACCTAAAGCAATTAGAGATTTTGTCGATAATTACTTATTAGCAAGAGACTCTAGAGCATTTAGAGAACACATTAGACAGGTACAACCGGATGTTGACTTAAAATTCTTCCCAGAAGATGGACCTGAAGGAGGGGTAGATATCCCAATTGGGGTTAGCTTTCTTTGGCCTGACGCCGGAATATAGAGCCGGGTTATTTGCTCAACTACATGACATAGTTTTTAACGGACAAGGAGGGTACTCTTTCGATACAGTATACGAGTTTCCGATATGGTTAAGAAAGTATATTCATAGAACTATGGTAGAACATTATCAAAAACAGAATAAGGAACAGCAGCAGCAATCCGGTAAGGCATCGGTATTGCAAAACGGACATATAAAAGCACCGGATTATAGTACAAAAGCTTCTAGATAATAGAAGCTTTAGCTATTTATATTAAAATCTTTATTGAATGTCAGATCAATACGAAAATAAAAATGCCGGGGAATTAAGAGACATTCTTAAGTCCATAACAGGGGAACTTTCTAAACAGAGAACTATACAAGCTGAATCAGCAGCAGAGTATAGAAAAATGGATAGTATTGCAAGGAACCTTCAGGACACTTCTATGGGGATAAGTAATCTGACTTCTGAAGAGTTAGACAAACTTAGATCAAAAAACCAAAACCATATAAAGGAGTTACAGTACCAAGCTGAAAGACTAGCTAGACAAAAGATAGGTTTAGGGTTTGAAGGAAAAATAACTGCAGAAACTATAGAAAGGTTAAAGTACCTAGATAAGTTATCAATACAGGAAGAGGCAATCTTACGAGCAGCAGCTGATCATTTTGAAATTGAAAAATCACTTACAGCAGAGGTAGAAGATCAGTATAAAAAAAGACTGGCATTTGAAAAGCAAGTAAGTAACTCATTAGGAGTTAGTGGAGCAATCATAGGTGGTATAGATGGGATAATGAGTAAACTGGGAATGAACTCAGGAATATTCAAAGACTCTATAGAAGAATCTAAGAAAGCAATGCAAGAGGCTGCAGAAGCAGCAGCAAGAAATGGAGAGCATATAAGTAAGACCGCTATCATGATGAAAGGCTTAGGTCCCTTAGCTTCCGGCTTTGGAAAAGCTCTTTTAGATCCATTAACAATAATTACAGCAATATTAGACGGATTCTTCCGAGTAAATAAAGCATCTGTAGAAGTACAACAGTTAACAGGTCAATACGAAACATCTATTGCAGGAGTTAATGATAGATTAGCAACATCAGCACAATTTTTACAAACCGCAGCAGAACTAACAAAACAGTTAGGAGTATCCGCAACTCTAGTATTTGCACCAGATCAAATAGCACAATTAGCAGAAGCTAAAAATTTATTAGGACTTTCAGCCGAACAAGCAGGTAGAATGGGAATCTTAATGAAGACTACCGGAAAGTCTGCAGATCAAGTAGGACAAGGAATTTACGATACAGTAAATGCGTATAATGGAGCAAATCGAGCAGGAATAGCGCACGGAGTAGTGTTACAGGATGTACTAGGTGCTTCAGATAGTATAACAGCTTCTTTAGGAAATAGTGAGAAGAAGATAGGAGCTGCAGCAGTAGCGGCAAGAGGATTAGGATTAAGTCTAAGCGAAGTAGATGAAATTGCAGGAAGCTTTCTTAATTTTGAAGATTCTATATCTGCAGAATTAGAAGCACAATTACTTACCGGGAAAAACTTAAACCTATCTAAAGCAAGAGAACTTGCATTGAATAACGACCTAGAAGGAGTAGCTAATGAACTAAAGAAGAACGGAGCATCAGCAGCAGAGTACGCTGGTATGAACCGTCTTGAACAAGAAAGTTTAGCTAAAGCATTAGGAATGTCCAGAGATCAACTTGCTAAAAGCGTACTAACGCAAGAAGCAATGAAGAACATGACTGACGAGCAAATAGCAAAAGCAAGAGGAGTTACTTTAGAGCAGTCAAAAGCAATGGATGTTCAAGAAAAGATGCAAGTAGGTATGCAAAAATTAGCAGAAGCATTTGCCCCAGTCTTGGATGTAGTTGTTAATTTAGTAGATGCATTGATGTTTGTAATAACACCTGTAGCAAAGCTTATTGCAATGGTAGTAGGAAACCCTATAGGAAAAGCAATACTTCTAGCAGTAGTAGCAGCTAATTTCTTAGGAGTAGCAGTATCGGGAGTAGGGAAAGCTTTTGGATCAATGTACCAGTTAGGAGCAAAAGCTCTAACAGGTATAACAAGTTTATTTAAAAGTGGAGGATTAAAATCCGCTTTAGGAGGCCTTAAAGATAATTTAACAGGAGGATTTAAAGGAGGAGCTGGAGGCTTAAAAGATAAGATAATGGGTCCAGCAGCTGATAAGACGAAAAGTCTTGCAGGAGATGCCGGAGGAGCAGACGCAAAGAAAGGTGGAGGAATAAAAGGATTTTTAAAAGGACTAGGAGATGGTTTAGCCAGTATGGGTAAACAAATGGGCGATATAATAAAAGGAGCAATAGCATTAGGAATTGCAGGAGTTGCAATAGCAGGAGGATTAGCAATTGCTATGATGATTATTAAAGATGTTGATCCCGCTAAGATGTTAGCATTTACAGGATCAATAGCTATGTTAGGGCTTACTTTAGCCATTATGGGTAAGATAGGAGGTAACGTTATACAAGGAGCCTTAGCTTTAGGAATAGTCGCTCTAGCTTTAATACCAGCAGCATATGCATTCAGTTTATTAAAAGATGTAGATACAGATAAGATTATAGCATTCTCAATAGCAGTACCTTTATTAGCTCTTGCAGCAGCAGGTTTAGGATTCTTACTAACGCCAATTGCTATGGGAGCATTAGCATTAGCAGCTTTAGGAGTTGGATTAATGGCAGTAGGAGCAGGGTTTATGGTGTTAACAGCTGGACAAGCAGGCTTTGGCCTATTCAACCAGTTACTAGATACTATGGCAGACAAAGGAGTAGCAGCAGGACTAGGATTAGGAGCAACAGGAATAGGGATGGGGCTACTAGGAGCAGCAGGATTCCTTGCATTCCCAGGAATGTTATTAGCAGCAGTCGCAATGAGTGCGATGATTATACCACTAACACTACTAAGCGCAGTCGCATCAGCCGGAGTACTTCCAATACTAGCAACAACCTTAATGCAAATAGCAGCCGCAGCACCAGGATTATTAGGAGTTGGAATGGCTTTATTTAGTATAGCAGCAGGATTAGGAGCAGTAGCCCTAGCAGGAGTTCTGGCAATACCGGCAATCGGAGGAGCAGTAATGCTTGCAGCAGTATCACCAGCATTAGTATCTTTAGCAGAAGCTTTTGGAATGGGAGGAGATAGTGCAGGAGAAGCTAAAGGAAAATCAGAGGAAGGATCTATGGCAGTAGTAGAAGCTAAATTAACAGAACTTATAGCAGTAGTAAAAGCAGGAGGAAATGTATACTTAGATTCTAACAAAGTCGGTAGAGCACAAGTACTCGGAAGTTATAAATCTTCATAAATAAACTATTTATAATAAATTAAAACAATTAATATGGGACTATTAGACTTATTACCATCGTCAAACTTAGGATTACAGGGATCTACACCAGCAACAATTGCAAGTGCTAATCCAAATTCAACACTACACAATCAATCATCAATCAATAACACACCAGCGATTGATCAATCTCCTTCTGCTTTAGACTTAGACGGACAAATACCAGTAGTGTCTCCATCAGGACAAGGACTTCCTTACATGAGTAACCTACCAGGATAAAAATTAAATGGCAAACGGACTATTAAATCTCCAGACAGACCTTAAAAGTCTCCGTTATGGAAGCGATAAACCCTACATTACTAAGGATATAAACAACCCTCCTTCTAGTAATCAAACGGGTATGCAAATAACTAAGCGTATAGATGACACTTCCCGTATTGCCCAAATGCTTATTGACCGTCCTGGATTAAAGTACCTAGGAAACGAAGCTTTACTTCAACAGGTAAATGTTGGAGATAAAATAAGAAAAGCAAAAGATAAAGGTAAGAGTACAGTAGGGGCTGTTTTACAGCAAGCTGGAAATACTTTAGTAAATACAGTTAAAATTGCAGGTTCAACTCTTGCACAAGTTCCAGTAAATGGAACAGGTACGCATTTCTTAAAAGGATTTAGAACAGATACATACTTAAGACCAGATCCAGAAGGAGTAAAACCATCAGGCTTTGCTCAATTTTTTGGAGCAGGAGGAGTAGAAGGAGCACCTTACGCACTTAGTGGGAAAGAGGTTCCTATGTATATCAATTCAGATATATACGACCAAAAGACAGGAGAGTTAATTACAGGTAGTAAATTTGGATATGATGAAAAAATAAACAAACCAATTCCTCAAGGTGAAAATAGAACATATTCACAAGGGGATGGAATTATTATACAAGATAACGAAGGTCAAGAAGGCTGGAAACCTTGGTCATCACTTTCAGTAACATCAAGTCTAGTTTCTAGAGACGATACAAAACTATTAAAAGATAGTAAATACGATTCTGACGATACTAAAGACAGAGATAAGCAATCAAGATATTTAGCAGAAGAAGGAAAACCAGTACCAGTAGGTCCTGTTCAGAAATTTGCAAATGGAAATCCACAGCAAAATCAAACAACAGCACAGACAGGTTCCTTAAACAGTCTACCAAACTCAGTAGACTACACAGACCTTATTGCTTCAAAAGATACAATACAGAGTATTGCAGCTTCGGCATTACAGTTAGGAAATAAGTATAAAGATAGATCAACTTTCACAGGTGTAAACACTCAAGACAATGTAAATAGTGTAGCAGCAGGTACTCCAATAAAAGTAAGTAAACAAGCAGGTATAAGAAATACAACTCTAGCATCAGGAAGTATGCCAGGGGGTAGTTTAATTAACTCAGGAGAATATGCCGCACCAATTGCTGAAACCACAGTACCTTCCTCAAGTAAGTATACAGACGGAGCAACTTATACCGGAACAAATACACAGAGTAATATTAACAGTGCAAATGAAGGCGGTTTTATTACAGTAACTGATAAAGTAAATACTGAACAGACTTATAAAGTAGAAGGAAGTATACCTCTATCAGGAAAAGAAGATAATAAAGTTGTTGATGAGAATAGTGTTAATAGAAATGTAAGTGACTTTAGAACAGGTCCAACTTCTTTTGCATACGGCAGTCCTACTATCAATAAAGAAACAAGAGTTAATTTAGGTAACCAAGGTAAGAATATAGGAAAAGTTAGCTACAGTAATATAGATCCAGATAAAGTAGATCAATTAAATGCTTTACAGGAGAGTGAAACTAGAATAGATGGAACAAGCGCAGCAAGAGATTTAGCTAAATTCTACTTTGAAATAATAACACCAGACAATGTAGATGACGGTGATGGTACCTTTCTACACTTTAGAGCACATATTGACAGTATAGATGATAGTTACTCAGGAGACTGGGATTCACATCAATATGTAGGTAGAGCAGAAGAGTTCTTTACATACAAAGGATTTAAAAGAGATATATCAGTAGGGTTTAAAATATCAGCTCAATCTAGAGCAGAGATGAAACCTCTTTACAGAAAAATGGTATACCTAGCCTCAGCTACAGCACCAACTTATGGAGGTGGGTCAAAATTTATGAGGGGTACGCTTGTTAAATTGTCAATTGGTTCGTATTTTAGTCAAATACCGGGGATAATAACCTCTGTTAAGTATACATGGAATCCAGACTATATGTGGGAAATAGCAATGCAAAACCCAGAAGGCGGAGTAGATGATGATCAGCAAGAGTTACCAATGACTTTAGACTGTAGCATTTCATTTAAACCAATTCACAATTTTGCTCCACAAACAGGATTACATCATTACTTTACAAGTCCAGCACCATTAAACGGATCAAAACCGTTTTTTTAAAAAAAATAAATGGCAGATAGATATAAAAATATAAAAGAGGTAATAACTTCAGATAACGTAAGGTATAGGTTAAATGCTATATACCCTGAAATACCTTTATCTCAAGATGACTATTATGTTATCTCCACAGGAGGTGACAGGTATGATACACTAGCTCAGCAATTTTACAAAGACCATACTCTATGGTGGATAATTGCATCTGCAAATAATTCAGAAAGAGCCTCTCTAATAGTAGAGCCAGGCGTACAGTTACGAATTCCCGCTAATAAAGAATATATATTACAATTATATAGTGAGGTAAATAAATCAAGGTAATGGGATTAGAAGTAGGAACAGGCATAAGCCCAGGAATCGCAGAACAGCTCGAAGCAAGAAAAAAAGTCATAGGTAAAACAAAAGATAGAACCAATGACGACTTAATGTACATGAACAGTAAGACTGGATGGGTAAAATTATCTTCCGGTGTTAATACATTAACTGATGATGAAGTAGCTCAACTTAGAATACAGAAAGGCAGACTTACAATAAAAGGAGACGATACATTAGCAAAAGAAAATGTGCTTTTTGGAGGTATAATGAAACCAGGGGGAGGTCTACGACAAGGGATAGACACCTCAGGAAATGTAAACACAAATAGTGCATACTTACTAAGACCTAGTATGGGATTTAGACCTATGGGAGGTATAACATCCATGACAGTAAAGTCAAAGAATACTTACGGTACCTTAAGAGAAGCAGATGTTAAATTTTCTGTATGGTCTTTAGAAGAGTTTGAAGTAATGGAAAGACTTTATCTACGACCAGGATTTACAATGCTACTTGAATGGGGACATTCTCTTTATATTAATAATGATACTACATTAGAGAAAACAATTAAGACAATAAGCCCAGACTTATTTTTTAAGAAAGGTTTAGAAATGTCTAAAATTACAGATGAAATAAAAAAAATAAGACAAGAGAGTGATTACAATTACGAAGGAATGATTGGGTATTGTAAAAACTTTTCTTGGAATTATAACTCAAACGGAGGGTACGACTGTAGTGTAAGTATAATATCAACAGGAGAGATACTAGAATCAGCACCGGTAAAACTCTCCCCAGGTAATTTAATACCTAAAGATGAAATGGATTCTGCAACTAGTGATGAAGGTAAGGAACAGAGAAAAAGTATCTTCCACTACTTCTTACAAAAACTAGCATTACTAAAACAAGGTGTAGTCGGTAAAGAAACCCTTGCCAGCGAAGCACCATCATTAGCTGCCCCGCTACAAGACTTTATAGTATTTTGGGCAGCTGTTGAAATAGATGATAGTTGGCTTTGGGATACAGAGGCACCGATGCATTGGGTACCGCTGGCACTTATCTTAGATATATACAATAATTTTGTAGCGATAAAAGATCTTACAAAAACACCGGGTACTCCAAATGCTACTATGTGTAAGTTTAATACAGATATTAAGAAATCCACAAAGTTTATAACAGGTCCTAAGCACTTTTCACCGGATCCGTTGGTATGTGTAATACTGGCTCCAAACGACGAAGGGTTAGGCGTACTGCCTTTTATACACGGAGCTACCCAAGGTCTGCCAGCGGAAATAACTAGTGATGTACTTAATATATATATTAACTCTCTATACCTAAAAAGCAAGTTTGATGAAGCTTTGGATACAGATGGAAAGTTTAACAAAAGTATGTCCGATGTATTGAAGAGTATTCTAGATGGAGTATCTACAGCACTGGGAGGTATAAATGATTTTGATATAGCATACGATGATGAAGATCAAGGAGGAACTTTTTACGTAATTGATAGAAACTTAACACCAGAAACCAAACCACCTGCAGAATTAACACTAGTAGGGGTTAACAGTATCTATAAAGAAATAAGTATTAGTAGTAAAATTAGTAACGAGACTTCCTCTCAAATTGCTATTGCTGCACAAGGGACAACACAGAACTATTCTGAAAATGTGGAGAACATGTTAAAATGGAATCCAGGTATTGTAGATAGGGTTGTAGTAACTAAAGATGTTCAAGCTAAAAATAAAGACGGAGAAGAGGCAGTAAAAGCAGATCAAGAAGAAATTCTACAGGATTGGAAAGACTCTATAAAAACATTCTTTACAGATTTTACAGGAGGAGGATATGATAAAGACGAGTTAGAAGCTGTAAAAACAGAACACGCTCACTATACTGTAGAAAACGTAACAAGAAGACCGGCTTCAGGAACAGATGCAGGACCATCTCCAATACCTGTTGAACTTACTCTAAAACTAGACGGTATTGGAGGACTTAGAATAGCATCAACCTTTAGAATATCTCCAGGACTTTTACCTGACAAGTATAACGGTAAGTTCGGATATATCATAACAGGGGTAGAACACACAATCGGTACCAATAGTGTATGGGAAACCTCAGTAACAACTCAGTTTTATTTATTAGAACAGTTAAAACAAGAAGCAAGACAACCACAAGTAATTAACCCAACACCGCCACCTTCACCAAAAGCAGTTGGAGCAGCAAATTATACACCACCAGGACCAGTACAACCAGGAGAGGACCCAGCACCTATTATTAATCCTAAGAAAGTAGGAGCAGTAGGTTATAATGCATCACCACTTGTTGCAAACTCAAAAACAAATGGAGGACAGAATGGTTTACTAAGTCAAACAAATCCTAAACTACTTGTATTTATAGGGGAAACTAGCGGAGCAAGTACTTATTACAAAAACCCTGCTACAAAAGCACCAGAATACATGTTACATCCAGCAGCTGCTAAAGCATGGAAAGCCTGGAAAGCAGATATGAAAGCTGCAGGAATTTCCTACAGAATGTCCAGTGCATATAGAAGTAAGGTACACCAAGGAGGATTAAAACCAGGCAGCACTGTAGCAAGCCCAGGATCATCACCACATGGATGGGGAGGAGCATTAGACTTTGGAAACCTTCATGGAATTGTGAATGGAAGCGGTGATCCAAAGAGAAATCAAGAAGGAAGAAAAACTCCTATCTATAAACAAATGGCAACACTGGGTGCTAAACACGGATGGTATAATCCTTGGAGATTATCAGACGTATCAGGTACAGATGAATTATGGCATTTTGAATACTGGGGACCAGCTTAATAATATACCACAATGGCAAACATAGAAGTAAAAAGCTTTACATACAGAACATACCTTGAAGGTATGGACCCTGTTATAGAGGTGTACGCAGATGGGGCATTTGTAAGAAAAGAAGTATGGTCAGGAGTAAATTTTAATATAGATTCCGCAAAAGGACATGTTTCTAGAACAGTAGAAAATTTTGGAGCATTAGGAAAAGGTAATGTAAATTTTTATAAATTAGCACCACCACCACCTCCGCCTCCAACACCGGAAATAGTACCACCACCACCACCACCGGAGCCACCACCAGCACCGGATAGAAAAAAGAAAGGATCTTGGTACTTACCAAAATCTAGATATAGAAAACCTAAATCAACTAACGGAGGAGAATTTGTTATTAAATCTACAAAAGAACCATACACAGGGAGTTATATAGAGACTTTCAAGAAAAAATACTATGCAGGGAGCTCTCCAGAGCAAATGGGTGAGGAGTTAGAAAAGGTAAGAGATAGAGGAGATTTTGACTTATTGGGGGAAGCTTTTGCAACCCTAAGTCCATTACTACTCAAGGCACTGAAAGGAGGAGTAATTAGAAAAAAACCAACCACAAGTGAAGTAGTATTAGGAGAGGTAAAAAGATACTTTACACAAGATCCGGTAACAAATAAAATTGTAGAATTAACAAAACCGGATTATGTAGAGCTTAAAAAACAATTACCAAATAGGAAATATGCAGAAGTGAATTGGAAGATACAAGGTCCTGCAGAAGATATAATGTTTGGAAATTATAAATACGAAGGAGCAGCAACTAAGAATCTAAATACTATAGTAGCACTGGAAAAACAAATGCCAGGAATTACTAGAGTTGTAAGAGACTTTGCATACCTTGTACCGCCAACACGTCCAAGTCAACTATTCATACCAGACACACTTTCAGCAACAGTAAAAGATCCTCTGATAGAATTAGAAAATTACCGAAAAGCAAATTTCGATACAAAAGAATAAAAATAAGGCTTGCTTTTGCAGGCCTTTTTTCTTATATTAAAGAAAAGGTTATAGAAAATGTTTTATATAGTAGAGACAGAGGAGCAAATACAGCTTCTAAAAAATTTAGGAAGGAAAGGAGGGTATGTAGAAGTCATTTCTTCAAATGATAACTACCATCCACTTCTTACAACTACTGTAGCAATCTACTTAAGACCCTTAGATCATCCAGAAGGATACATTATTCCAATAAGCCATGACGAAGGATTAAACTTATCAAAAGATTGTGTCTCTGACATACTAAAAGAATACACAACCCTTTATACGTTTGATAAGAAAGAATTGATGTACCACTTTATATTAAAGGATGTTATAGATCTTTCCCTACTTTATTCAATGACTTCTTACAATAGACTTGAACTTCCAAGATCTAATTCAACTTGCAATTGGTATTACAATCGCTTTCATGATTTTAAAGAAATAAATGCTATAATTCCAATATCAAAGCTATTTGAAAAATGTGAGGAGAATTATAAGTC